ATGCTCCCGAAAACCAATGAAATCATATCTGTGGTATGCGTCATTCAAAGGCTCGTGCAACTTGGTGGTAATCTCCAACTGGTCTTTAATTGCAGAATTATGCCTGTCTGCGTAGTGAAAACACACACGCTTTATGACGTCATCATTCAGCGGTTTTGTTTCATAAGCCCGTATATTTTTTTCTATTTCGATTTTCAGACTATTGAGAATCAATGTGTATTGTTCTTTCTGCTTGTCAAGTACCAGTTCAAGGATAGCGGCTTCAAAAGCCTTTGTATCATTGTGCTGCCTGTAAAAGTCGGTGATGAATTTCTGCTTGTCAAAAGAAAAAGCATAATTGGTTACCCAATCATTATATATTCTATTGAGTTCTCCATATTGGGGAATCAGTTTGTTTATTTCTCCTGCCATAGACTTCAATTTTGGGGATTATTGTCCTTGTCAAGGAAAGATGCCAGTTCTTCTTCCACCTCTTCCACACTTGGCAAAGCTGATTTCAAGTTTTCGGGTATAGCCTTGCTCAGTTGATAATCGCTGATGCCTATCGGTTGGTCGTAGCCTGTCAATGCGTATTGTGCTACCACCTCATCTTTTCCTTTGCACAGCAACAGCCCGATAGTCTTGTTGTCATTTTTTCCCCTCAGTTTGTCATCCACCACATTGATGTAGAAATTCAGTTGCCCTGCATACTCCGGTTTGAATGGAGTAGCTTTCAGTTCTACAACAATGTATGCGTGTAGCGGAATAGAATATAGAATCAAGTCGGCAAAGAAATCACTGTTACCTATTTGAAAATGCTTCTGCCGGGCGACAAAGGCAAAACCATTGCCCATTTCCAACAAATAACGGGTAACGTGCTTTACCAGCTGCTCTTCTATGTCCCTTTCGTCTGCCTTTTCTTTCGCTCCAGCCAAATCGAAGATGTACGGGTCTTTCAATAGGTAATTGGCAAGGTCGCTTTGTGGTGCTGGAAGTGTGGCTGTGAAATTGTTTACCTTGTTGTTGTTGATTTGTCTGTTATATAGGTTGTTTTCAATTTGCATTTTCAGCACATTGCTACTCCAGCCCATTTCTACAGCCTGTTTCATATACCAATATCCTATGCCTAACGGTAACGAACCGTTAAGTATGACCATTTGGCTTGCCCAGTTTATTTTGGCAACAGGGGATTTCAGGAAAACTTTTTCTATTTCCCTAATCTCCATCCTGTAAATGGCAGAAACTGTTTTCTCCACATCCTGAATTTGCGCAGGAACTTCCTGCGTAATTTCTAAAGATTGACAATCAGCGGATTGTATTTGCGCAGTAAGTTCCTGCGTAAATTGTCCGTTGTTCAGTTTCAATACTTCATCTGTAACATTCTGTATGCTTGGAACAGACAGCCTTGTGTCTGTATCAATGAAACTTCGTAGCACGTTCAACGGATATGACCGTGCAAATTGGCACATATAAGTAAGGTTACGCTCCGAATAACCTTTCTTTTCGGGGTAATTGAACCGGATAGCCTTTGCCAGTTGCTTGATGATTTTGCTTCCCCAGCCTTGCAAGTTCTGATGATACAGGATATAGTTGCCCATTTTCCAGTAATGGAACAGCATTTGCGCATTGGCTGCGGCAATCAGCCGGACTTGCGCCTGTTCTATTTCCGAACCGACGGCATGAACAAATGCGTCAAAGTCCGTTCTTCCTATATGATATTCTCTGTTATTTTCCATTCTAATGTTTATTGTTGTCGCAAATATAATTCAAATAGCTGATAATCTATGAAACTGATTGATACTTTTATAGTTGGTTAAACTTGTTCATGGCATTTGCCTTAATATCATCCGCTATGTCAATATAGGGTTTCATGGCTTTATAGTCACTGTGCCCCGTCCATTTCATCACGACTTGTGCCGGAATACCGAGAGCCAGCGCATTACAGATGAATGTTCTTCTTCCTGCATGGGTGGTTAATAATGCGTATTTCGGGGTGACTTCATCTATACGTTCATTTCCTTTATAATATGTTTCCCGTACAGGCTCGTTGATTTCAGCCAGTTCCCCCAGTTCTTTCAGATAATCATTCATCTTCTGATTGCTGATAACAGGCAGTGCCATGTGGTTTTCAAAATGGACTTCCTTGTATTTTTCGAGTATGGTTTTACTGTGGTCGTTCAGTTCAATTATCAGGCTGTCTGCCGTTTTGACTGTGGTAACTTCGATGTGGTCGGGTTTCACATCGCTTCTTTTCAGATTACGAACATCTGAATATCGCAGGCTTGTGAAGCAACAGAACAGAAAAACATCCCTGACACGTTCCAGATATTGTTTGTCTTTCGGTATCCGATAATCTTTCAGCCTGTTCAATTCGTCCCAAGTCAGGAATATCACCTTTTTAGAGGTGGTTTTCAATTTGGGCTTGAAAGTGTCGTATGCAATATTCTGATGATGCCCTTTCTTGAAGCTCCAGCGCAGAAACCATTTGAGGAATCCCATCTGTTTGCCGATGGTGCTGTTCCTCATATCCTTTTTGTCACGCAGGAAATTCACATACTCGTTCAAGCCGAACTCGTTGAAGTATTCAAAGGTTACATCTTCCTTGAACTCTTTGAGGTGGTTTTTCACTGCTGAGAATTTCTCGTAGGTGGATGCCGTCCAATTATTCTGATTGCCACACTCCTTTACAAACTCATCGAATACCTCCCAAAAACTTATCTGTGTTTCTTCCTGCTGCTCTTCGTTGGCATCTTTCATCCGCAGGTTAAACGCATCCTTTAGCTGTTGGGTGGTTGGCATGGCTTCCTGTACCTCAAATTCCTTGAATACGTTTTGAATCTCGGCATAGTATTTCAGCAAGTCCGCATTGATTTCGGATGCGCTTTGCTTCAGCTTATTTGTGCATCCGTTCTTTACCCGTTGTTTGTCGGCATCCCATTTGGCTACGTCAATCCGATAGCCTGTTGTAAACTCGATGCGTTGGCTTGCATATATGACACGCATACGGATGGGTACGTTCTCCACGATTGGCACTCCGTTCTTTTTCCGGCTTTCCAATGCAAAAATGATGTTACGTTTGATATTCATAATTGGGTGCGTTTGATATTTTACACCCAAATATACACCCAATATTTGGAATAGAAAAAGGCATTTAGAAAGATTTAGATTTACTCTATACTTTAGATAGTATATGATTATCAATAATTTGCGATTTTATGATATTTCTTGAAAGTATAGGTTCAAGAGCCCTACGCTCCTC